AGACTCATCTGAAGCGCCAGACCCTTTCATTGAAACAGGATCTATCCGCTGTACAGGGTTCCAATAATTGTCCTTGAATCGCTCTTTGTAGTTCTCAGCGACTAAGTCCTCATGGCGAATGATCTCTTTTAACACTTCAACCTTGACAGGAGTTCCCTCCTTAGCCTCAGCTGCCTTGTCTGTCAACTCATCGACGATCGCCTTCTCTTCTGCTGAAAGCTCAGAAAGCGCACCTTGGAAAACCAAAGTGCGAGCGTACGATAAACAGGCCAAACAAACACCAGCCGAAAGCCCTCCAATGATGTAGGTGTTCCGATAGCTGGCATTAGTCTCAGCAGTCTCCATAAACTCTTCTCGAGTCAACACAACCTGTTGCTTCCTTTGAACAGCCCCAACTGCGCACACCAAATCAACAATGCAACGCATTAAATAGGTAAGCACAAAAACAACTGGGTGGCTGCTGCTCATGAAGCATAGGTGGAAAGCAACTATTGCGCTACAAGCGCAAATTAAAACAACGTCGTAAAACGCCCTAGAATATAGCTCATCCTCGCTTAAGGACGTCAATCCAGTGCACCATTCAGATACAAAATCGATTAACGCCTTGTTAGCATAGAGTGCAGCTTTCTTCTGACACTTAAATCCTTGGAACTCAACACTGGCACATTCAGTGCAATTCGCCTTGTACCGGCTATGACAGCACCGTACTCTGGAAACCGTTTTGGCATTGAGGATGCTCATCTGTTCTTCGTGATGATGCTTGGCCATTTGAACAAGCAGAGCTTGAAGCTCATCCCAATTCATCAGAGGCCCAGTTACGTGGGGCCTCCACGATTTTTCTTCCTTAGGGTCGTCTAAATGTTTGACTCTCTGAAAATGTAGATGAGTAGGCTCTTTGACCGCTTGGGCGACGTTTGGCCTGAATGTGTTGGTGTCAACATCCCAATAACCCTTGTCAAGGTTAGGGGTGACTGCAAATTCAAGAGCACGTCTAGCGACGGCGGCTGGGTGCGTAGCACCAATATTTAACCGCGCACCGAGTTCGTTACCCGAATAAACGATCTGCTTCAAATGTGAAAATTGACATTTCTTATCCTCGACGTCAGCCTTTATCAGCGGAACGGGTGTAGAAGTACAAAACCGTATCAGCGATTGACCGGCGGGCTTTTCCAAGAACTTTTCTGTTGTTTTACCGACATCCTCTATGAACCCTACATTGTGAGATGGATCCAATTTTGAATCGAATTTGTCGTCTTCCAGAATGTAACCAATCCTTGGTGTAAGGCCAATTGCCCACATCCAAATATCGGCAAGAGCACACATAGCAGTGGACTTGCCCAGCCCTGCGCCTCCAGTAAGGCCAAGAGCCCTAGGCGCATAGCCCGTACCTTGAGAATCTTGATAGGCATATAGATCTTTGCGAACGAGATCTAATGCCATCACGCGATCGGTACAATGGCGTTGCTCTGGCAGCGATTGAACTTTAGCTCTAAGAGCTGTGTAAGAATCCCGCAAGGTAATAACCTCATTGATAATATCATCACAATCTGTCTCACCGTTCATAATGAAATCAGCCGCCATACGGCGCAAATCTGAGTACTTGGTCTCTACGTCTTTGAAAGGGGAACCAAAAGGGCTTCCTAACTTGCCGTACATTAGGAGGTTGAATCCTCCTTCTACGACACCAAAGACGGCATCAATCAATGTCTCAACGTGCTTATGTTTCTTCAAATCCTTCGCGACATTTTGAATGGAATCTGTAAACGACTCACCATCACAAAGGGGGTTCCACAAAGTCGGGACAAGAGCGACAAACGCTAGCGACTTGCTCGCTAACCACTTCACTCTGTCTGACGCGGTTTTCCAATCAACGTCAAAAGTGTTGACAAAAGATAACCAACCCTCGGTGTTTTTCTCAGCGGGGGTGCTGTCATCTTGAAATCTTAAAGTTGGGCAAAGTGTTTTGAGAGCGGCTGCTAAAATGGCGGTTCTACTCTTTGGAATGACATCATACAATCGATAAATTATCACTCCGAAGTCTACAGCAACGGAGACTCGTGAAGCCGCTGTGGTTCCCGACATCCAAGGCGTAAGCATTGCACGCTGAGCGCACAGTAGCAAATCAAAAACTGGATGTTTAGAAACCTCGGCCAAAGTCTTCATGTGGGGCGAAAATTGCAAACCAACTGGCGTCGGAGCAATGGCCTGAGACATACTGAGCACAACTCGTTGTCCTCCACTGTGCATGACCTTGGCCAATTTAACGCTGGAGGTTTCAATTACAGGTGCCGTATATGTATTGGCACGGTGCTGGGCCACGAAAATCATCATATCGGACCGCACCCATTGTGAACTCAAAGTACCCTCGGCTATTTCTCCTATTATCCACTCCCTAAAGTCCTTATCGTCGTCAATTCGGGAATGAATAACAGCCCTTTCATCGCGCAAGAAGCCTGGCTTCTCGGTTTGATGGCAGTGGGGCTTCACTGCAAGTCCTCTCAATTTGTTCATCTCGGATGCAACAGCTAACCGTTTAAACAAAAGTGAGCGCCTCAATGGCCAGAAAGAATTTTTATTCAGCATAGAATTGCGCTCTTTGCGCGAGTGCCAAACATTTGTGGTCTCTTCTGGCTCCTCCTCAGCAATGGGAGGAAGCGGAGGAGGATTTGTCTCCGCTTCGTGCCACTCCTCCATGTTGTCAACATTAAGGGTGGGTATCGGGTGCTCTCTGGGAGCACCCTGAAACTTCTTCCGCGGCCTGCTAAAGCCGGACTCAACTGATCTTTCAGACTCATCATCCATCACGGCTCGAACTATTTTACGAAGCTTAGGAAAATATCTGCAAAGAACTTGGAAAAACAAGAAGCAAAGGAAAGCAGTAGCGCCAGTGGCCACAGAGGATTTAACATCCATAGCAACAGGCGTCGCAGCGGACGCTCCGGGCAATGAAGCCAGAGCCACACTCATCAAAACAATCCATTGCTTAGTGTCAGG